ATGGAAGTCGTAAGATCACTATGTTCTTCCAAGCAGAAGTCGATCCTAAGTCCAATCGCTACCTCTCTGAGGATTACTGGTTCTGCCAGAAAGCTCAGGAGATTAATCTTCGCACTTGGTTCTGCCCGTGGATGAAAATGCAGCACGTTGGTACGTATATCTTTGGCGGTTCTCTCGCTGATTTGGCATCGATTGGTGCCTCTGCTACTGCCGATCCGAGCGCCCTCGGCGGTAAGAAAAAGAAATAACTTAACTGGAGCAATATATTATGTCTGTACAAAACTTGAAACTCGATGCTCGCACTCTTCAGGTAATGAAGAACTTCTCCACGATTAATCCTTCCCTGCTCGTAAAGCAGGGAAGTACTCTCACTACGATGGCTCCACTGAAGACGATCCTCGCTAAGGCAAAAGTGCCTGCGGAATTCTCTTCTCAGTTCGCCATCTATGACCTCTCTAAGTTCTTAAGTGCGTTGTCCCTCTTCAATGATCCCACTCTGGAAATTCAAGAGAAGTTTGTAACTATCAAGGACGGCGGTCGCAAGCTCAACTATACTTTCGCCGATCCTGCTTCCATCATTACTCCTCCTGAGAAGGAGATCAACTTCCCCGCAGCAGAGATCACTTTCACTCTAACTGCCGATGCATTTAAGGACGTGATGAAAGCAATGTCGGTACTCGGTAGCACCGAGCTGGCGATTGTTGGCAATGGATCTGAGATCAGCATTCAGGCTATCGACGTGAAAGATCCATCCTCGAGTGTCTACAGTGCAGTCGTCGGTACTACCGATAAGACCTTTACTGCACACTTCAAGGCCGAGAACTTGAAGATCCTTCCCGGCGACTATACCGTTGGTCTGTCTTCGGCTAAGATCTCGAAGTTCGACAGCGACAGCGTTACATACTACATCTCTCTCGAGGCAACTTCATCCTTCTAAGGGGAATTAAATGAACAGCGACTTCCTATGGGTGGAGAAGTATCGTCCAAAGACCATCGAGGATACTATCCTACCGGCACAACTCAAGGCCACCTTTCAGCAGTTCGTTGATCAGAAGAACATTCCCAATCTCATCCTAGCAGGTAGCGCGGGCGTTGGTAAGACCACCGTCGCCCGTGCCATGCTGGAAGAGCTTGGTTGTGATTACATCATCATCAACGGGTCTCTTAATGGAAACATCGACACTCTACGCAATGATATTCAGTCTTTTGCATCAGCTGTCTCCCTATCCGGAGGCCGTAAGTACGTCATCCTTGACGAGGCCGATTATCTCAATGCTAATAGTACACAGCCTGCTCTTCGTAATTTTATGGAGGAGTTTTCGAGAAACTGCGGTTTTATTCTCACATGCAACTATTCTAATCGGATCATTGCTCCTCTTCACTCTCGGTGCTCTGTCATAGACTTTAAGATAGGCAAGGCCGACATCGCTAAGTTGGCTGCGCAGTTCTTCAAGCGTGTGACTGGCATCCTCGATACGGAGAAGGTTACTTTTGACAAGGGTACCGTAGCTGAGATTATCAATAAGTTCTATCCGGATTGGAGGCGTGTTCTTAACGAGCTCCAGCGTTATTCTGCTACTGGAAGCATCGATACTGGAATCTTGGTTAATCTCGAGAAGGTGTCTATCGACGAGCTACTCGATCATATGAAGAATAAGAACTATACCTCCGTTCGTGCTTGGGTTGGAAAGAACCTAGATAACGATCAGACCGGCATATTTCGTACTCTATACGATTCTGCATCCGACTTCATCACTCCTCGTTCAATCCCTCAGCTAGTTCAGATCTTGAGTCAGTATCAGTACCAAGCGGCATTTGCTGCTGATCAAGAGATCAATATGGCCGCGTGCTTGGCCGAGATCATGATCAATTGCGAGTTCAAATGAATCCATTTGACATAGTCACGGATGTTAGTACTTCTAAGAAGAACTTGATAACCGCTGCCAACGAGAAAGAATACAACGCCTTTATAGTCAATCGAGCTCTCTCGTACTTTCCAGACACTCTGCAGTTCGCTCAGGACATGAATCTAAAGCATCATGCCGATAGCCTTATGCAGTACGACTATCTCTTTCATTCCATTAGGAAAGCAAAGAGATTCTCTAAGTGGTCTAAGAAAGAGAAACTGGATGATGTAACAGTCATTCAGGAGTACTTTGGCTATTCTGCGAAGAGGGCAGAGGAAGCCCTTAAAGTTCTTACTAAAGATCAGCTAAAAGCTATCAAGGTTAAGATGGATAAGGGTGGAACGAAGTAGAAGCGCAGCTTTCGATAAATAATCTCATAAAGCTTAATAAGAATAATGCAATGAGGTTATATTATGTCCATAGTCGAGTCACTCGTGGAAGTATTGATAAGTGAAGAAGAGGACTTCCTTAAGATCAAGGAGACCCTCACTAGGATTGGAGTAGCTTCTCGCAAAGAGAAGAAGATCTTCCAATCCTGCCACATTCTCCACAAGCAGGGTAAGTACTATATAGTTCACTTCAAGGAACTGTTTGCACTCGATGGGAAGCCAACTAACTTCTCGGAAGAAGACATTGGCAGGCGAAATACCATTGCTCATCTCTTAGAGGAATGGGGACTAATCAACATAGTTAATCATGATAGCTGCAAGGAACCTAAGACTCCCCTAAGTCAGATCAAGATTCTCTCGTACAAGGAGAAGGGCGATTGGGAGCTAGTAGCTAAGTACAATATAGGTCGCAAGAAGACCTAAGTGAGGTCTATATTATGTTTAAGTTCTTCAAGAAAGAACCAGTTACCTCGGCCGAGGTAAAACTACAGCAAATTCAAGATCTACTATTCCCTCCTCTAGAAGAGCAGATGGAGGGTGACATGGCTTTCTACGTAGACTACTCGGTCGATGCTAATATAGAGAGTGCTATACACGACCTCGCCGAAGGTCACAATGACGACACGGTTAGAAAGACCTTGAAGTCAATCTCTAATAAACTCTTCGAGGCCAGAAAGATACTTCAGGCATATCAGGAAATCGACAAGAATATTGGCTATGTGGTGACGGATGATGGATATAGAGAAAGTGAAATTAATTACAGACGAGAAGATTGACTCTTTCTTCGAGGAACTCGAGGAGATGATGGATGCTTCTGACGACGCTTGGAATGCCGAGCAGCAGGGTAAGTACAGCTATTCCAAGAGGATCATCGAGTCGCGGATGGATCCGGCTAAAATTAAAGCCAAAGCCGCTCTTCGAGAAGTCATAGAGATGGTAATTAATGAATCCCGTCAAGGCTTTGTAAAATAATTCACAAAAGTGAAAAAAACTGTGTACATATTTGTATAAATAGGTTATATTCAGACTATAAGCAATGGTGCTTCTAGTCGGAGAGAGAGTCATGGGAATGGATCACAGCAACCCTAACGATCGAGTTTATATCCAAGTTCAGGATATTGTTGGCACGTGGCGTACTTATCACACCACGATCAACAACTCGCAGCGTATTCTCTCCGAGATGGAAACACAGAAGCGCAACTTCCCCGACAAGCGAGTCCGCGCCGTCGACGGGAGCAATAGGATCGTAGACATGCTGGGATAAACTCTGCACACATTGTAGGGGGAATTCCAGCAGGACCGGCGAAGAGATTCACGGTCCTGAATTCTTGAGAATGACAGCCATTTACCGATTGCATGGCTGATAAGCGAAAAAAACAGTGTACTTAATTATAAAGATGCGATATACTGAGATAATAAGCTAACGCTCTTTGACATTGTTGGAAACTTAGTTGAGATAACTTCGGTTATCTCTTCATAGATACACCGTTCATCTGGGACACGGATGCGCAGGATCAAAGTCCTGCGACGTGCAATTACCAAGATAAGATTGGAAAACGATCAAACCTTGGATCATACTAAGATCCCTCCATCATGGAGGTCACGTAGGTGAGAATCCTACACGTTGTATCTTTGTAGAGATAATCGAAGGTTGTCTCTTCACGGATACATGGTGCTGTTACCAATTAAGGTGTAAGGATGCTGTGGAGGTGAGCTGGAGGCTCTGCTCTATTGCAAATCGTCATCGTGTATCCTTGTAGAGACAATTGTTTCTTCACAGATACTACACAGGGTAGCGTGTATGGACGCATACACTAGTCGGGCTGGTAAGGCTTCTTTCCAGTCCTGAGATAACCTGACCGAGAAGCTAAGGGACGGAAGCACCGGACCCCAAAATTAGGTTTTATGTAGTATCTTTGTAGAGACAAAAGTTATTGGAATGTGGCGCAGCGGTAGCGCAGGTGACTGTTAATCACTTGGTCGCAGGTTCGAATCCTGCCATTCCAGCCAAGATTGCGCTTAGTGTAATGGGAGCACAGACAGTTTTCACTGTGAGTGAGCGGTTCGATTCCGCAGCGCAAAAAGTTTGGCAAAAGGAACTACTCGGCAGTCGTATCGCAAGATGTCGCAACGGAGCCTTTTGCTACTGAGGCTAGAGGGATTGTAGGTGGACCTGTATCGTATGCCCTTGGGGTTGATGGGACTGGGCTTGTAACCTTCAAAGAATTTCTAGGTGGGCTGCAGAGACGGTGGTTCTGCGACAGACTGTAAATCTGTTCCCTATGGGTAACACTGGCGGTTCGAATCCGTCCCCACCTACCAAGTTACGGACTGTTAGCTCAGCAGGTAGAGCAGCTGACTCTTAATCAGCGGGTCGAAGGTTCGAGCCCTTCACAGTTCACCAAGATGGTGTTGGTCGAGATCCCAAAATACTCGACAAGTCCTGTTGGGATGGCGATGCGGCACCAGCTGCTACCATTAAGATGGGCACCAAGTTTAGGGCTCTTAGCTCATCTGGGAGAGCGCCTGCCTTGCACGCAGGAGGC